GAAGCGATTACGATGGTCCTCAACCGCGTGGGGTTGGATACGACCAACACCGATTTTAAGGACGAGGCCCGCAACTACATCAACCTCACCGCCGTCGAGGTCTCGGCGCTGGTCGATTGGTGGTGGTTGGATCGGACGACCACCTTTGTGACGACCAACACGCTGACGGTCACGGGGGGCTCGGGGACGTTTGTCAGTGGTGAGACCATCACGGGCGGCACCAGCAGCAAGACGGCCACCGTAGACGGCTACAGCGCCTCCCCCAAGGAGATTTACGTATACAGCCCCTCCGGGTCGTTCACGGCCTCGGAGACCCTCACGGGCGGCACCAGCGGCGCTACGACAGCGTTCTCTTCCAGTGCGGGGACGAGGACGTATACGCCGATCTCGAGCGGCGTAGGGAACTGGTATAGCTTCTACGACCAGACCAATGAGAACCCCCTGACGATCGTCGGTCCCAATCAGTATGATTTGTTGAGTCAGGACTATTCCGACACCGGCACCGTCGAGAGCGTGTATGTCAGCGGCGTCGATACCACCACCGGCTACCCGATCATCGAGGTATGGCGGGTGCCGGGGACGACCAACGAGACGATGCGGGTCCGCTATCGTATCGCTATGACCTCCTGGGCCAGCGGCAATGACGCCACGTCCCTCCTCGCGCTGGGCCTCCCCCAGATCCTCGAGGGGGCGGTAGTATACGGGGCAACGAAGTTATACCTCCAAGAGAAGGGCGACGACCAGGGCGCTGGGCGCGAGGCGAATGAGCTGGGGCGCGTAGTGGACCTGGCGCTCCGACAGAACCTGCATATGCAAGGCAACCGCACCTACCCGGCGGCGCCCCCCTCGGCGGCGTCACCCTTTCAGATTGTCGTAGACTCGAGCCTGGTGACGACGAGCTAACGATGGCCATAAACGCGGAAACTATCAAGTATGGACCCTGGAACCAGGGGGTGCGCTATGATCTTCCACCCGAAGACATCACCCCCAATGGGCTCCGTAAGATGACCAACACCCGCTTGAATGCGGCGGCGGCAGTAGAGCGCCGCCTGGGGACGGCCAGCTACCAGAGTGCCTCGGCTATCTCGGGGACGCCCACCTTCACCGCTATCGGTGAGTTTCAGATACCCGGCTCGACGGCTAAGGTCTTCGCCGTGGCGGGGGACAAGTTCTACGAGTATTCGAGCGGATGGGTGGATCGCAGCGGCTCGGTGACCATCACCGCCGCCGACGACAACACCTTCGAGTGGGTGCGGTCTTTTGACAAGCTCATCCTCACCAACGGCGTCAACGGCCCGATCAAGTGGACCGGCAGCGGCAACGCCACAGCCCTCGACGTAGACAGCCGCTTCACTACGGCCCAGCACGTAGGCTACTGGGACAACCGCGTATGGTTGGGTAATACCAACGCCAACAGCGACAGGATGTGGTATAGCGATGCCGGCGACCCGGAGACGTGGGGGAGTACCGCCTTCTACAACTTCGGCGCCCCCATCAACGCCATCGTCCCCATGCAGAATGCCCTCTCGGTACATACCGAGGACGCCATCTACACCTTGATCCCTACCGGCAACGCGACCATCCCCTACCAGCAGCAGCAGCGGACCTCCTCGGACCCGCGCAACCCCCAGCGGGGCGGGACGATCTCGGGGCGGGCGGTGGTCGTATTGCCTGGCAACATCCAGGTCTTCCCCCTCGAGGATGGCGTCTATATGTGGGGTGGGGGCGATACGATAGACAAGGTGAGCTATGGCCTCGATGAGGGCTACTGGGACAGCCTGGTGACGAGTAGGCTGGCCGAGTCCTTCGCCATCTACTGGGCTACAGAAGACGAGGTCTGGTTTTTCTTCCCGTATGGGACGAGCCAGACCAAGTTCAACCATATTATGGTACTCTCGACAAAGCACTTGTTTCAGGACGCCTCTACGGGTGAGACGCGCATGGCCTGGTATGGGCCGTATAAGAACGGATCCAGCTTCGAGCGCGACTGCGCCGCCATCATCGACAACAAACCCCACGCGGGGGGCTATGATGGTATCGTCTATGACCACGCGCCGGCCAACACCTACAACGATGCGGGCAGCGCCTATGACAGTCAGTTTGAGACCTCGGCGCTGGCTCCTTTTGGGAGCGATGTAGACCTCCGCTGGCTCTATGCCAAGACCTACTTCGACGCGCTGGGCAAGTATACGTTGACGGTAGACCAGGAGAGCCAGGGCGTGGGCGTTCACTCGGGTACCCTTGAGACCATCACGGGCGGCGGGGCGCTCGATAGCTTCACCTTGGGCACAGACGCCCTCGGGACGGTGCGTATGGTGAGTAAGGATACGGACCTCCGCGGCTACGACCCCCATAGCTCGTTGACGTTTACCAATAACATCATCAACCAACCGTACCGAGTTCGTAGGACGCACTTGCAGTATAAGGTCATCGGTAGACATCGCAAGCAGAAGGCAGGGCAGCTCTAATGACAATGATGGTAACGGGTAACAACAAAAAGAAGAAGAAGAAGAAACGCACTGCCTTCGACGCCTTCTTTGAGGCGGCGGATAACGGGACGGTGGAACAGGCCGTAGGGGCGTTCGACCAGCAAAAAGGGGTAGCGGCCACCCCTGGCGCACAAAGGGCGGTGGATGCCTTCGGCACGGGTGGCTTCGACGCCTTCTTCGAGGCGGCGGACCCCAAGGTGCTTACGACGAGCGATGCCCTGGATGAGGTGTTGGTAGGCGATGGTAAGAAGGACGCGCCTCCACTACCTCCCCCGATTGTACCCCCTTCGCAGGGTCTTGCGGGAGTGGCGGACCCTGGCGCTATCACCCCAGAGGTCGAAGCAGCGCAGCAAGCGTTCGAGACAGGGGGCTTCGGGGACTTTTTTGCAGCAGCAGATCCTAAGAAGGTTCTAACCAAAACTGTGGTTGAAGCGGGGGGTGAACGCGAGGAGGTAGTCAACAACGATGCCTTGCGTGACGAGGTGCTGGCTGCTATACGAGCCGCCCCTGGGAACTTCCGCGGCCAGGGTCTTGTGGACTACCGTACTTCGGGTGGCCTGTCCCTCAACGAGTTGCCCAGCGAAGTGCAAGACGCGATCAACGCCTACTTGATCAGCCCCGAATATTACAGCGTCTTAGGCGAGAACAGAGCCGCCGACACCGGCTTACAGCTCGAGCAGGAGCGGGCGGAGCGGGAGCGCCTGGCGAAGCAGTTGGCCGAAGAGCAGCGCCAGCGCCAGGAGCAGCAGGACCAGGCCGCGCGTGATCGCGCAGCGCGCGAGGGGGCCGCTAAGGTCGCCCTGGAAGCGCAGCAAGCGCCAGAGGTGCTTCAAGCCAGCACCGCCGCGATAGATCAAGCGGTGCCAACGGTGGCTGACATCACCAATGCGGCGACCTTCAACGAGGATATACCCCTCGCTGCTGAGACGGCCACCGCCCTTACCGTTAACCCGGATACCGGACTCAACACGGAGATCCTCAGTCGCCTCGCGGACCTGAGCGGCCAGCGCCTACAGTCCGATAACGAGCTGCGGCGCAACCAACAGGCCCTCCTCGCTGACATCACCAACCAGGCCGAGGCGGCGGGCGTGAGTGCCGTCGGGGGGCTGACGCTACCGGACTTGACGGCGGTGAGTGTGCCGCCCCGTGTAGAGTCCGCGATGGAACAGGCTATAGACCAGCGCCTCACCGACAGGCTGACGGGGGGTCAGTTTCTGGATCCGCAGTCGGCCCTGACCAATGAGGCCGAGGCTCAGGCCCTGGAGCGGTTACAGCGCGAGAGCTTCCTCGGGGGCTCGGTGGGCTTGGATGCTGCTGAGGCGGCGGCGATGGAGCGTATGCGCGGCGGGGCAACCATACCGCTCGACAGTGAGCTTACCACCTCCGCCGAGTCCGTATTACTCAACCGGCTCTTAGGGGGCGATAACCCGGCCCTGGCCGCGCAGCGGGGGCGGGTGCGGGAGCGGTATGGCACCAGCATGGAGGAGGGGCGCGAGCTCCTCAACAGGCTGGGGGTACTCAGGGGGGGCGACACCGCCGACATCTTCAATGAACTGACGCGGGGGCGGGACCAGCAGCTCCTCGACGTGGATGCGATGGGGTTCGACCTCCAGAGTCAAGCCCTCGCGGATGCGCTGGGTTACCAGGGGCGGCGCGATGCCCTCGGCCTGGCCAACCAGGATCTGGCGCGGGGCGCCATCGGTGATGTAGCGGGCTTGGCGGGGCAGCGCGACCAACGCGGGTTGATGGAGGAGAGCTTGCGGCGCGAGGCTATCGCGGATACGCTGCCCTTCCAACAGCGGCGCGACACCCTTGGCTTGGCCGAGCAGGATCTGCAACGCGCCGCCATAGGGGACGCCCTCAGCCGTCAGGGTATGATCGACCAGCGGGATTTGGCCGAGTCCCAGCTTACCGGATCCATGCGGGGCGCGGCGACCCTGCCGGCGCGTATGGCTCAGGCGGGCCTACAGTTCGATGCGGCCAACCTACAGCAAAACGTAGCAGACCGCACCCTGGGGCGTCTCTTGACGCAGACGGAGCCCACGCAGCGGGAGATGTTCGAGGAGGGGATACGTCAGACCCGTGAGGGGGAGCGGTTATCGAGTCGCGCCGACATCCGCGCTGAAGAGTTGTTGCAGTCAGAGATGTTTGGTGAGGTGGCGGGGCGGGGTTCGCAGCGTCCTCGCCAGACGATGGGGGGGCGCGGCTTCGAGCAGGACCTCCTCAACCAGGAGCTACAGCGCACCTTGGCGAGGACTGCCGACACCCGCGCCGGCCAGGCGCTTGAGGCGGAGATGTTTGGCGAGGTCACTACCGGGTCGCCAATGGATCCAAGGGTACGCCGCACCCTCGCGGGCCAGCAGTTTGAGACGGCAGAAGATAGGGCCGAGCGGGCGCTGCGCGAGGGTGAGTTGTCGGGCCGGTTACAGCGCGACCTGGCCAAGGCGGACGTGACGGGCATCTTCGATAGGCAGGAGACGCGCCAGGCGGCGCAGGACCGGCGGGGGATGCAGCAGGACGCCTTCAACCGGGCGTTGGCCGCGGCGGGTCTGACGGGACAGTATGAAGGGGATCAGACGTTAGCTGGGCGGGCGATGACCAGCGACCTCCTCTCGGCAGGGTTAGAGCGTCAGTTTGCTGCTGCCGCCGATAGGCGGGCGAGTTCGGGCCTGGCCAGCGACCTGCTGACGGCACAAGAGCAGCGTAGGTTGGCGAGTGGTGCCGATCTACGAGCCGAGCGAGGTATGCGCGAGGACGAGCTTACCGCACGGTTGCAGCGTGATTTAGCTACGGCGGACGTGACGGGCATCTACGACAGGGCGCCTACACGCCAGGCCGGGATGGACGCCTTCAACAGGGCCTTAGCCGAGGCGGGCTTGACGGGACAGTATGACGGAGCAGATACCCTGGCCGGGCGCCAGAGCGCCGAAGCGCTCCAGGCCAGCCGCCTCCAGCGGGCATTGGCCGAGGCGGACGTTACCGGGGTCTACGATAGGAGACCTACGCGCCAGGGCGAGATGGACGCCTTCAACAGGGCCTTATCCGAGGCGGGCTTGACGGGCGACTTCAGAGGCGAGGAAACGCTGGCCCAGCAGCAGCTCGATGATCTGCTGCTTTCCACTTCCCTTAATAGGCAGCTATCG